GAATTTAAAAAATTATATTAAGGAGTAACTTATGGCCAACACAACGTCAGGCACAGTTACTTTTGATAAAACTTTTGCCGTTGACCAAATAATTGAAGAAGCTTATGAAAGGCTTGGAATACAAGCTAGTTCAGGTTATCAATTAAAAACAGCAAGAAGATCTTTAAATATTCTTTTTCAAGAATGGGGAAACAGAGGTATTCATTATTGGGAAGTAGACGAAACAGATATTGATCTTGTAGAAGGTCAAGCTGAGTATACTTTTTTTAGAGCAACTAGTGATGGTACAAGTTCAACTACAACTCCTGCAGATACTTATGGTGTAGCAGATGTTCTTGAAGCATCTTTAAGAACTAATAGAACTGCTGTAAATCAATCTGATTCTGCATTAACAAAAATTGCAAGAGCAACTTATTCTGCACAAGCAAGTAAGTTATCTAAAGGAACTCCTTCGCAATATTTTGTTCAAAGGTTTATAGACAAAACTACATTTACTATCTACCCTACACCAGATTCAACTAACGCAGCTAAAGCTGTTAATTTTTTTTACATTAAAAGAATAGAAGATGTAGATTCAACTTACACAGATTCAACAAACGTGCCTTACAGGTTCGTACCTTGTATGGTTTCAGGACTTGCTTTTTATTTAAGTCAAAAAGTAAATCCTCAATTAACACAAACAATGAAGTTATTATACGAAGATGAATTAGCAAGAGCCCTAGCAGAAGATGGCTCTGCAGCTAGTACATTTATAACTCCTAAAAACTACTACCCGAATATATAATGGCAATAGGAAAACACTCAAAAGCAATATCAGATAGATCAGGAGTAGAATTTCCTTATCGAGAAATGGTAAAAGAATGGAACGGTGCTTTTGTACATAAATCTGAATTTGAATCTAAACAACCTCAATTAGAACCGAGAGCACACTTTGGAGATATACAAGGTTTATTAAATTCTAGATCTGATAGAACTGAATTTACAACTCCTATTATTTTAAAAGAAAATCCTTTTACTACTTCAAGCAGCTCAACTTCAGTAACTGTTTCTATAACTCAAGATCCACGTGGGACTAATAATAATCCTTTTGAAACAGGAGATGCTATTAGATTTACACAAGTTAAAAATGCAGTAGGAGGAGTAGCAATAAATACTTTTGAATTAGAAACTTCTTTAGCTACAACTATAAGTTCTTCAGATACTAGTATAACTTTAACGGATGCTTCAAGTTTTCCAACTAGCGGTTATATTGTAATTAAAAAAGCTATAACTGCAGGTACAGGTGTTGACCCTTTATTAGTAGGGACTTTTCAAAATGAAACTATTCAATATACAGGTAAATCAAGTAATACATTAACAGGTTGTATTAGAGGGACCTCTGCTCCAATTCAAGGTTCTACGCCTTTAGCAACAACAGCAGTAACACATAATTTAGGTGCAAAAATTTTTGGATCATATATAATAACAAGAACAACAAGTTCTGTTACAATTAACGGAGTCTCTGTACCATATAGTTTTTCATTTACTTTTGGTTTAGTTTCTGCTGCTAGTAGTGCAGAAGTTGGAGGAGGGGTTTTAGTCTTTGCAGGACCAATAAACCAGAGAGGATAATATGGCAGGAATTAGTTACTCAGATCTTAGAACAAATATTAGAAGTTACACAGAAGTTTCTAGTAATGTATTAACAGATGCTGTTATTGAAAATATTGTTCTTAATGCAGAATATAGAATTTTTAGAGATGTGCCCATAGATGCATACAGAAGTGTAGCTCAAGATAATCTTGTAGCTAATCAAGAACACGCTAATGTTCCAGCAGGAGCTTTATTTGTAAGAGGTGTTCAAGTTGCTGATTCTACAGCAGATTTTAATAACCCTATATGGTTAGAAAAAAAAGATGAAACTTATTTAGATGAGTTTAATGGAGAACGTGCTACAGGAAGACCTAAATTTTATGCAATGAAAGGTGGAGCAACAGGTAATACAAACACTACTTCTGGTGCAATTTTATTGTCTCCTATACCTAATGCAACTTATGTATTTAAAATACATTATAATGTAATGCCTGCTAAATTAGAAGCTTCTAGTAATGAAACTAATTTTATAAGTTTGAATTTTCCAAATGGTCTGTTATATTGTTGCTTAGCAGAAACTTTTGGTTATTTAAAAGGACCAATGGACATGTTACAATTATACGAAAGCAAATATAAAGCAGAAGTGCAAATGTTTGCTGGAGAACAAATTGGAAGACGAAGAAGGGATGACTATACGGATGGGACAATTAGATTACCTATTCAGTCTCCACCACAATAGGAATTAAATTATGGCATCAACATTTACAGATCTTGGTATAGAACTAATGGCGACTGGCGAGAACGCCGGTACTTGGGGAGATAAAACTAATACAAATTTAAGCATTGTTAATACAGCAGTTGCAGGTTATGTAGAGCAATCTCTTGCGGGTGGCACAAATACTACAACTTTAAGTATTGAAGACGGTGCTTCAACAGCGGTAGCTCAAAATGCTGTTATAAATTTTACAGGAACAATAACTGGAAATCAAACTGTAACTATTCCAAATTCAATAGAAAAAGTTTATATTATAACTAACTCAACTTCAGGTGCTCACACTGTTCAATTTAAAACAGTTTCAGGAACAGGTGTTACTTTTTCAGCAACAGACAAAACATCTAAATTAGTTTATTCAGATGGTACAAATGTTGTAGGCACAAATTTTGGTTTATCTGTTCCAGCAGATGAGATTACTATAGGTGATGCAGCTTCAAGTTTTTCAACATCATCAGGTGCAATTACAGTTGATTCACAAGCAAGCACAGTATCAATAGATGGACATACTGGTGTAACAATAGCATCTTCTAATTCAGGAGACATTACATTAGATTCAGTTGCAGATATAGTTATAGATGCAGCTGGCGGAAACATAGAATTTAAAGATGCAGGAACTGCACAATTAAGTTTAGACATGGATGGCACAGCAGGTGCACAAGTTGTACAATTACGTGTAGATTCTGATGATTTAATATTTAAACAATTTGATGGAACAACAGTATTAACTTTAGATGATGATACAACAGTTAAAGTTGCAACAGACTTAACAGTTGGGGATGATCTAAGTTTAATTTCTGATAGTGCAGTATTATCTTTCGGTGCGGATAGTGAAGTAACTTTAACTCACTCACATGATGCTGGGTTAATATTAAAACACACTGCTACGGCAGATGATAAACCAATTACTTTTATACTTGCAACTGGCGAAACAGATATTGCCGCTAATGATGTTTTAGGAGAAATTCACTTTCAGGCGCCAGACGAGTCTGCAGGCACAGACGCAATATTAGTTGCTGCTAGTGTCGCTGCAATTTCAGAAGGAGACTTTAGTTCTTCTAATAATGCAACTAAACTAAGTTTCAAAACTGCTGCTTCTGAATCGGCGACAGAAAAGATGAGTTTAAGTTCTGCTGGACTATTAACAGTTCAAGGTAGAATAATTACAGATAACACTACTGACGCAACATCTACAACTGATGGATCACTACAAACAGATGGCGGTCTATCTGTAGCAAAAGATACAATAATAGGTAATGACCTTAAACTATTATCTGATTCGGCAGTTCTTGTTTTTGGTGCTGGCTCAGACGCTACCTTAACGCATACAAATGATACTGGTCTTACATTAAACTCTACAAATAAATTAATGTTTAATGACGCTTCACAATTTATACAAGGCACTAGTGCTACTGTATTATCTATCGGTGCAACCGATGAAATAGATTTAACAGCTACTGCTGTAGATTTAAATGGAACATTGAATGTTAGTGGAACATTAACTCAAACAGGAGTAGCAACTTTTGCTGCTAGAGATATTCATAGTTCTGGTATTACAATTGCTGACGCAGGTAATATAGGTTCTGCTTCTGATTTAGACGCAATCGCTATTGCTTCTAACGGTGTTGTAACACTTACACAAACATTGATTGGTACTGCATTAGATATATCTGGCGACATAGATATTGATGGTACAAGTAATTTAGATGTTGTTGATATTGACGGCGCTGTTGATATGGCAAGTACACTTGCTGTTGGAGGTGTTGTAACCGCTAACGCTGGAGTTGTTGTAGATAACATTACAATTGACGGAACAGAAATAGATTTATCATCTGGAGATTTAACAATTGATGTTGCAGGGGATATTATATTAGATGCTGATGGCGGAGAAATTCTTTTTCATGATGCAACAACTGCTACAGGTCACATTAGTATGGCAAGTAGTAACATTACACTTAAATCTTTAGTATCTGACAAAGACATAATATTTCAAGGAAATGATGGCGGAGCAGCAATTACTGCTTTAACTTTAGATATGTCTGGCGCAGGAGCGGCAACTTTTAATTCCACAGTCACAGCAACTGGATTTGATGCTGGTGATGGTAACATAACAAATGTCGGAGATATTCAATTAGATTCTATAACTGGAGATGGTGATACAAACACGTCACTTACTTTTTCTGGTTCTGATGTTATTACAATAGCAACAGGTGGTGCAGGGAGACTAACAATTGGTGATGGAGCATTATCTCCAGTTACAGACAATCAAATAGATTTAGGAACATCTTCATTAGAATTTAAAGACGCATTTTTTGATGGCACAATTACAACTGACGCATTAACTGTATCTGGTGCTACAACATTAGCAGCAGGAACGGTAGCTGTAACAGCACTAGATATTGATGGTGCAACAGACATTGGTGCAGCAATAGTTGATGCTGATTTATTTATAGTAGATGATGGAGCCGGTGGCACAAATAGAAAAGCTACCGCAGCAAGATTAGCAACATATATTAATGCTGCTGCAGGTTCATTAACCCATAAAGAAGGTGGAACAAATTTTACAAACAGTTTATTAGTAGGTACTCTTTCAACAGGAACTTTAGATGCTGCTGATGGAAATACTGGAGTTGGAACAAGTGTTTTTGCGGCATTAACATCTGGAGATAATAATGTTGCAGTTGGATTTAGTGCTTTAACTTCTAACACATCTGGTGCAAGTAATACAGTAGTTGGTAGATCAGCAATGTCAACTAACACTACTGGTGCTTGTAATGTTGCTATAGGTCAAAATGCTTTATTACAAAACACAGAAGGTGATGCTAATGTAGCAGTTGGTCGTTTTGCTTTAGATAATAATACTACAGCTGATAACAATACAGCGGTAGGTTATGAATCTTTAGGTGCAAACACAACAGGTTCTTGTAATGTAGCTGTCGGACATAATAGTTTAGATGCTAATACAACAGGTGCAAGTAACGTAGCAGTTGGTAGAACTTCTTTAACAACCAATACTATAGGTTGTTGTAACACAGCAATTGGTGTATCAGCTATGGGTCTTAACACAGAAGGAAATTTTAACACAGCAGTTGGTGCTTTGGCTTTAGAATCTAACACAACTGGTATAAATAATGTGGCTATTGGTATTTGTTCGTTAGAAGGAAATACTACAGGTGGCTGTAATGTTGCAGTTGGTAGAATATCTTTAAAAACCAATACTACAGGTGTTAATAACACAGCAATAGGTGCTTCTGCTCTAGAAAGTAATACAACAGCCGATGGTAATACAGCGATTGGAAAAAGTGCTTTAACATCAAACACAACAGGTGCAGGTCATACAGCAGTTGGTATGAATGCTTTATTAACAAATTCAACAGGTGCTGATAATGTAGCAATCGGTTGTGGTGCTTTAAGATTAAATACTACAGGTTCAAATAATACAGCTTTAGGAAAAAGTGCATTAGAAGTTAACACAGAAGGTAATGCTTTAACAGCAGTAGGTTTAAATGCTTTAGATGCTAATACAACAGGAGATAACAACACAGCAGTTGGTTTTTTATCTTTAAGTAATCATACAACAGCAGATGATGCTACAGCAGTTGGTTTTTGTGCTTTAAGGTCAAATACAACAGGTTCATCTAATGTAGCAG